GTAGTACATAAAGATATAAACGATATGGTGATGTGTGGTAATTCACCAGAAGCCATTAAAAAACTAATAGACGAAAACACATTCAAATCATTAACAGCGAAATTGAGACTTTCGAATTGGAGAAAAGTATGAGCAGCAAAGTTAGAATTATTGGTAAAACTGAAGTGGTGTGCGATGATCTGGCCGGATCATCGATGGATTCACAATCACTGATTGCATATTGTGCACGCATCAGTAATCCATCTGGTCAAACACGTACGGATTCGGAAAAGCTGATCGAGTATTTGATTAAAAATTCCCACTTTTCGCCTTTTGAAATGGTTTCTGTCCTGATGGAAATTGAGACAACTCGCGATATAGCTAGACAGATTTTGCGCCACCGTTCTTTTTCTTTCCAAGAATATAGCCAACGGTACGCTGATCCAACTAAAGATCTAGATTTTGTAACGCGCGAAGCTCGTCTCCAAGACACTAAGAACAGACAAAATAGTATTGAGATAGAAAATGATTCAGAATTGCATAGAGATTGGAGAAACGCTCAGGATGGTTTGATTGACGATAGTAAAGAAGTGTACTTGTGGGCTATTAGAAATGGCATAGCTAAAGAGCAAGCTCGTGCTGTTCTGCCAGAAGGTTTGACTGTTAGTCGTATGAATATGAATGGAACATTACGCTCATGGATTCATTATTGCGCATTACGCTGTGGACCAGAAACTCAGAAAGAACACAGAGAAATTGCCACACAATGCTGGGAGCAGATTTGTAAGCACTATCCTATCGTCGCCAACGCATTAGATCATGTGGAATTATAGTAATGGACGAATATGCATTAGATAAAAAACAAATTATCGATAATTTGTATCCATTAGCTCTGGATGCATTTGATGAACACATGAATATAAACAGAACCATAACATATCTTAAAATTTGTGCTGAAAATGGTTATGCACCGGCGCTTGGTAAGTTAGGTTTCCTATATAGCGAACGGATAAAAGATATTAAACAAGCAGAATATTGGTATAATAAAGCGCATGAAGTAGGCGATCAGAATGCAGAACATTACATGCGTTCTATGAAGGAAGGGACGTAAACTAGAATGACAAAAAAGAATATTGTATGTGTTACAAAGAGAAATGGAGCCAAAGAGGCTCTCGATCTCAATAAGTTCCATAAAGTCGTAGGATGGGCTTGCGAAGGTATTAGTGGCGTTTCTGCTTCAGAGATAGAATTAAAATCTCAAATTCAATTTTATGATAACATCAAGACTGTTGATATCCAAGAAACACTTATTAAGGCGTCTGCAGACCTTATCAGCGAAGAATCCCCAGGGTATCAATACGTAGCATCTAGATTGATCAATTATAATCTACGAAAACAAGTATATGGTAAAACTAAAGATTGGATGTTTGATATTCCACACCTGAATGATCATATCAATACTACTGTAGATTTGGGCTATTACGACTCAGATATTACTGGCGTGTATAGCGACGAAGAGCTAGACAAGATCAACAATATGATAGATCACGAGAGGGATTATAATATTGCTTATGTCGGTATGGAACAGTTCCGTGGTAAATATCTTATTAAAAACCGAGTGTCAGGCGAGGTGTTTGAAACACCGCAGATGTGTTTTATCATGATTGCTCTAACTTTATTCCGCGAATACGATAAGAGGTATGATAGCGAATATAGGCTTGGGATGATCAAATCTTTTTATGATTGCATTTCTAACTTTGAAATCTCTCTCCCGACTCCAATCATGGCTGGTCTACGTTCCCCTCAGAAACAATTCTCTTCGTGTGTTTTGGTGGAAACTGATGATTCGTTGGATTCCATCAGCGCTACATCATCGGCGATCGTTAAATACGTTTCTCAGAAAGCAGGTATTGGTATTGGCGCTGGTAGAATCAGGGCTATTGGTTCTAAGATTCGAAACGGAGACACCACGCATACCGGGACAATTCCGTTCTTTAAACACTTCCAGAGTGCAGTCAAAAGTTGTAGTCAAGGCGGAGTTCGCGGGGGAGCTGCAACGTTATATTATCCCATCTGGCACTACGAGGTGGAGGATCTATTAGTACTCAAGAATAATAAAGGCACTGAGGATAACCGTATTCGACATATGGATTACGGCGTGCAGTTCAACCGTTTAATGTACCAGCGTGTTATAGAAAATAAAGATATAACACTGTTCAGTCCTAATGATGTTCCTGACTTGTACGATGCTTTCTTTATCGATAATGATAAGTTTGAAACCTTGTATGAGAAATATGAGAAATCTACTAAAATTAGAAAGAAAACAGTTCCAGCGATAGAGTTGTTTTCTTCCTTTGTACAAGAAAGAAAGGACACTGGTCGCATCTATTTGATGAATGTGGATCACGCAAATGATCATGGATCTTTTATCAAAGACAAAGCGCCTATCAGGATGAGCAATCTCTGTTGCGAAATCACACTCCCAACAAAGCCACTGAACAATATCAATGATCCAGCTGGTGAGATTTCACTATGTACTCTTGCCGCGGTCAACTGGGGTAAAATCAAATCACCCGAAGACTTCAAGAAACCATGTGAAGTTATTGTCCGTGCATTAGATGAATTGCTGACATATCAAGATTACCCAGTACTAGCTGCAGAGATATCAACGATGAACCGCAGACCACTTGGTGTTGGTATCGTTAATATGGCGTATTGGATTGCTAAGAATAATCTATCTTACCAGAATATTGATAAAGATGGCCTCCAAATGATCCACGAATACACAGAAGCATGGTCTTACTATCTGATTAAAGCGTCTATTGATTTAGCAAGAGAAAGAGGCGCGTGTCTAAAGACTGATGAAACCAAATATTCACAAGGTATCATGCCTATCGACACTTATAAGAAAGATGTCGACGAGCTAGTTGACCCTGTGTACCATTATAACTGGGAATCACTTAGAGAACAAGCAAAAGAATACGGTATTCGAAATTCAACTTTGATGGCATTAATGCCGTCAGAAACATCAGCGCAGGTCTCGAACTCCACTAACGGGATTGAGCCTCCAAGAGCTCTAGTCTCTATCAAACAATCAAAGGATGGTGTGCTGAGGCAGGTTGTTCCAGAAATTCGGAAGTTGAAAAACAAATATGATTTGTTGTGGGACCAGAAATCACCAATAGGTTATTTGAAGATTTGTGCTGTTCTGCAGAAATTTATCGACCAAGGAATTTCAATCAACACATCATATAACCCACAACATTATACCGACGAGAAGATTCCGTTGAGTGAGATGATTCAACACCTATTAGTCTGTTACAAATATGGAACGAAACAGCTGTATTATTTTAACACATATGACGGTGCTGGTGAGATCGATGTTTACAACTCAGAGCCTGAATTGGCTGTGGGTGAAATTGACGAGGAAGATTGCGATTCCTGTCACATCTAAGATTTGTTAAAACTCGACGCGATATTGAATTGTATTTGTATAGGTTAATATAAATACGAGATAGCATAAATACAATTATACAACACCCGTATAGGAAACCTCAATAATGGCATATCACAATAAAAAATTTAGTGAAGATAACTTCGTTCAAACTGGTTTTGGTATTGGACCACACGACTATGTGGCATATACTTATGGCACAGGTGGCGGAACTTCAGCTACTAATCTTACTGATGTACGTTATTATCGTGGTGGGCAACAAGCATCGGGCACTCTAATCGCGCATATCACTTACACATACGACGCAAGCGACAACATGCTAACTGCTGAACGCGTTTCGTAATGTCTAGGTATACAATCAATCCCAGACCAGGAAGAGAAGCTCAATTAGACAAGAGAAGGGCGGCGGGGACTTTATGGCCTGCAATACAAATTTGACTCTTTCCGTCCTGCAATGCTAGGATCTGGGCAACAGCTAAGAGGTGGGAACGGCTACCCCACGCACCGGAAACGGTAAGTAAGCCCGCAAGGGTCCAAGAGATGAGTGTTAGCAAGCTCCTTAGTTAATAAAGCTTGACTTTATATTGAAACTACGTTATACTACGTTATAATTAATTTACCTAACTAAGGATGTCTCGCGTGAAAGTATTTGATACTAATACCAAGAAAAACCATATGGATTGTAAGCTCTTTTTGGACGAATCACCTACTATTGCAAGATACGATATGCAGAAATACCCATTTCTGGATAAGCTCACCGAAAAGCAGCTGGGTTTCTTCTGGACTCCACAAGAAGTGGATATCTATAAGGATAGCAAAGACTTCAAACAACTCAGCTCGCATGAGCAACATATTTTTACATCAAACCTCAAAAGGCAAATATTACTAGATTCAGTGCAGGGTCGTGCACCCACTGCTGCTTTTGGTAGTATTTGCTCCCTTCCGGAATTAGAAAACTGGATCATCACCTGGGCTTTCAGTGAGACAATCCACTCTCGATCATACACTCATATCATTCGAAACATTTACTCGAATCCATCTGAAGTGTTTGATACTATCATGGACACGGATGAAATTGTTGATTGTGCTGATCAAATTAGCGAGTACTACGATAAACTTATCCACTTCAATAATGCTGTGGATATGGGTACGCCCGTATCTTCATACGAACATAAGAAAGCTATCTGGCTGACTCTCATGTCGGTGAATATTTTGGAAGGCGTTCGCTTTTATGTCAGCTTTGCTTGTTCGTGGGCTTTCGCTGAACTGAAGAAAATGGAAGGTAATGCAAAGATCATTAAGTTGATTGCTCGTGACGAAAATCTCCACCTAGCCGGTACTCAGCAATTGTTAAAGGTGCTGCCGAAAGACGATCCTGATTTCGCTAAGATACGCGAAGACACCCTTGATGAATGCATCCAGATGTTTGTTGACGCTGTCGATCAAGAAAAGTCATGGGCTGATTATTTGTTTGCTGATGGTAGCATGATTGGTCTCAACTCAGAACTTTTATGTGACTACATCGAGTGGATTGCGAATAAACGCATGACAGCTGTTGGCGTCGAATCCCCATACAAAGGCGGATCAAATCCTCTACCGTGGACTGCTCAATGGATCAGTGGAGGGGATGTTCAAGTGGCACCACAAGAAACGCAAATAACGAGCTATATTGGTGGTGGAGTTAATAAGGACGTGTGTGAAGATACATTCAAGGGGTTCTCGCTTTAATGACCTCGAAGCCATATATAAATATTCTGAAATGGGATATTTTATTATGTGGCTCTATGAGAATAAAGAATTCGATGGCGAAGATCTCTCTGATTTTGCAGGTTTTGTGTATATTATTACCAATTCTGAAACCAATAAGAAATATATTGGTAAAAAACTATTCAAAAACACAAGACATGTTCGGCTGAAAAGCAAAAAGCGCAGAGAGAAAAGAGTTACTGAATCCGATTGGAAAGATTATTTCGGGTCCAATAAAGTTTTGATTGAGGATGTGGCTTCCATGGGCGCAGATAAATTCCAAAGAGAAATATTGAGATTATGTGCAACCAAAGGCGAGTGTAATTATTGGGAAGCGCATTACCAGTTCAAACATGAGGTGTTGTTGCATCCGGAAGATTGGTACAATGAACATATCTGGGTCAGAGTCCACCGCACTCATGTTAATAAAATAATAAAATAAAACTTGACTTTAATGCATTATTACCGTATACTACTTGTATAATTTACTAAAAAGGAAACGTAATGAATACTCTAGCTATAACTGACTTGGTTAATATTGTTTCTGGGTCCAATCTATTCGAACTTGGTATTATTGCACTACCCGCCTCAATTATTGTCATCGCCGCAATCCTTGCTATCATTAAAGTTGCCATGAAGCCTATGGCTCTCCTTGCGTTAGCTGGACTTCTTGGTTGGGGACTTTTGACCACTGGATGGTTTAGTTTTTAGGGGTGATTAGTCATATGTCGCAGAAAAAAAGAACATGGTACACCGAGAGAGAATGGTTCCGTGATGTGGGTTGGGGAGTTGTTCCAGAAGAATATCAAAAGAACTACACTGAACCTGATCAGTCTGAACCTGAACAACTAGAACCTGAACAACTAGAACTGTTTGATGAACATAGAAAGAAAATAGATGCCAAGAACGGCGGATGCACGCCTAGCTCTATCCGAAAAAGCTAGACGTAAACGTAGCGAGACCAAAGCTTTGTTGGCTCGACTGAGCACTAACAAAATCAACAAACTAAGGAAAATTGAAAACAAACTAAAGAAATCAACCATTAATAATATTATATAGGATTTGATTATAATATGGATTTACCTAAAAAAGATATGCTGAGCATAGAAGAACACAACTACTTCATGTTCAATAAAAAGTTTGACGCCGCTTCGTGCGGTGAAGCCATGAAGTTTATTCTTGAACGGAATTTAATGGCGGAAAATAAGCCTAAAGAAATGAAGATGTTGATCAATTCTCCAGGCGGCGAAGTCAACTCTTGTTTCGCTTTGGTTGACACTATGAAAGGTTCGCCAATCCCAGTACACACCTATGGGTTGGGATTGATTGCTTCTTGTGGTCTGTTGGCTTTTATTGCTGGCGAGAAGGGCAAACGTTACATTACCAGAAACACCAGTATCCTCTCGCATCAGTTTAGTTGGGGTAGCAGTGGTAAAGAACACGAGCTATTCGCTAAAGTTAAAGAGTTCGAGTATTCACAAGTACGTATGATTGACCACTACAAGAAGTGCACAGGGTTGTCTGAGAAAGAAATCCGTAAGTATCTACTACCACCTGAAGATGTTTGGCTGACTGCTAAAGAAGCTGTGAAATATGGTATTGCTGACGAAGTAGTGGAGTTTTATTGATGTCTATGATTCGGTTTAGTACGGAAGAAGTATTTGATACAGATTCGCAAGAGTATCAAATACTTTATAATGCAGCGAAGGAAGTAGGCTCTACACCTGGCGCTGTTGTTGAGATTGGCACTCGCCGCGGCGGTTCTGCTAAAATCATTATGGATGCATTAGTTGAGACTAATAGCGCCCAAGACCGCCC